GAACTTGAGCAGCGTCTTGCCAAGTTGGAAGATGCGGCTAAAGGACCGGAAAAGCCCGACCCCGCAGAGGCTCGTCGGCAGCAAATGTTACAGCGTATGCCCAAGCAGCAGCGTGAAATGTTTGACGCATACGTAGAAGAGCTTGGCCTTGTATCCAAAGATGAATTGGATGCTGAAGAACGTGATAAGCGATCTATGGAAATGACTATGGGCGCAATCACGGAAGGTGTAGACAAGTGGGGCGAAGACTTCGGACATATGGATGGTGACAAGTTTGTTTGGAACCAAGACATATATGAAGGAGTTCGTGACCTTTTCAAGTCTATGCGTTCACCAGAGGAAGGCATTACGCCCAATCAACTTTACATCCTTTACAATTACGATAAGCTGATGCAAGCCGAGTATGACAGAGGTCTTTCTGAAGGTGGCAATGGCAGCAGGGCGCAGAGGGTTGCGCGAGCTTCTAGCTCTCACAACCGATCCTCTAATGCTCCAGCGCAGGAACCATCTTTGCGACAAGAGGATGATGACTTAAGCGATATTGTATCGAAAGCAGTCCTCAAGTCGTGGAAGACTTTTAACACTTAACAACCATTAGAACGGGAGCAATTCCATTATGGCTACGGGAGAATCGACCCTAAGTCGCACATATGGACCCTTGCTTACGATGACGTTGGATGAGATCCTCTCGTCTGGTGCCATTCAAGATAATATCTATGATATGGCTAAGACGCTGTCTTGGTTCAAGTCTGGCAATCGTATCAAGGTTCTTCAAGGTGGTGAGCGTATCCGCATTCCGGTTATGACCGGGAAAAATAATACTTTCAAGTGGTATTCTGGTTTGGATACCCTTAGTATTACTCCTTCCATCGGTCAGACTACGGCGTGGTATACGTGGAAGCAGGGCGCAGTTGGTCTTGCCATTGACGGCTTGACGTTGCGCTCTAACCAAGGTCCAGCCCAGATCAATGACATCATGCAGGAAAAGATTCGGCAAGCCGAGCTTTCTCTGGGTGATGGCGTTGCTACTGGTATTTTCAGTGATGGCACTGGCTCTGGTAGCAAGCAGCTTACGGG